AGGTGGATCGGCTGTCGGCAATGAGCCAATAGGAGATCAAAAAACTCTTGGTTATGCCAGAAATTCAAGAAATGTCTAAAAAAGAATTTATTCGTAATCCTAAATTTAAAGAAGATCCTATTCCAGAAGAAGAGCCTTCTGAAGAAGGTGGAGAATAATTAATGGCAGAACTTTCTGTAACTGAAATTAAAAAAAGATATAGAATTGCTGAAGCTGACAAAGAGCAATGGAGATCTATTTACGAGGAAGCTTACGAATACTGCCTTCCAATGAGAAATATGTACGATGGCTATTATGAAGGCAATGCTGTCGGTCAAGATAAAATGAAAAGAATTTTTGATAGTACAGCCATTCATTCTACATCACGATTTGCCAATCGCATCCAAAGTGCATTGTTTCCTCCCCAAAGATCGTGGTGTAGATTGACTACTGGAACTGACATTCCTCCAGAACGTATGATTGAAGTTCAACAAATTCTAGATGATTACACAGAAAAAATGTTTAATGTTATGAACCAATCTGGTTTTGATCTAGCAATGGGGGAATTTTTACTTGATCTAGCTATAGGCACATCTGTTATGCTTATTCAAGCTGGCGATGAAATGACACCAATAAGATATACAGCAGTTCCTTCATATCAGATTTGTTTTGAAGAAGGAGCTAATGGAACAGTATCTACTGTTTATAGAAAAATGAAAAGACCATTTGATGTAATTATCAAAGAGTTTCCAGATGCTACTATTCCAGATGAACTAGCTGTAAAGTATAGAGAAAATCCTAATAAAAAAGTTGAGCTTCTAGAAGCAACCTATGAAAAAGATGGATTTATTTATTACTGTGTTTCAACAATGGAAGGAGATAACAAACTAGTTTCCAGAACTCTTAAAGGTATGCCATTTGTTATAAGCAGATATATGGTTGCATCTAACGAAAAAATGGGAAGAGGTGTTGCATTAATGGCACTTCCAGATATTAAAACTTTAAATAAAGTTACTGAATTAACTTTGAAAAATGCCAGTATTTCTATCGGTGGAGTATTTACTGCTGTCGATGATGGAGTGCTTAATCCCCAGACAATCTCAATTCAAGCTGGATCAGTTATAGGTGTTTCTTCTAATGGTGGTGCTAGAGGAGCTTCCCTAGCTCCCTTGCCTAGATCTGGAGATGCTAATATGTCCCAGATCCTAACAAATGATTTAAGAGCTAACATTAAGAGAATGATGTTAGACGATGAAATTGCTCCAGAAAATATGTCTGCTAGAACTGCAATTGAAATACAACATAAGATTAGTTCTCTTTCTGAAAACATGGGAGCTTCATTCGGCAGACTTATTTCAGAAACAATGACACCAATTGTAAGAAGAACTTTAGAGCTAATGGATGAGCTAGGAATAATTGAACTTCCTTTAAAGATAGATGGATTACAAGTAAAGATTGTTCCTATATCTCCCCTCGCTATGGCTTCTAATAAAGATAAAGTAAATGACGTTTTAACCTTTTTACAAATGACACAACAAATGGGAGTTGTCGGTGGTTCATTGTTAAAAATGGATGCTGTAGGAGATTATATTGCAGATCATCTTGGTATTCCCTCTTCATTAAGAACAACACCAGAAGAACGTCAACAAATTATGCAACAGACAATGGAACTTGCTCAACAACAAATGGAACAGCAACAAGGACAAATGCCACCAGAACAAGGGCAAAATCCAGAATTACCAGTAGGATAATATGGCTAATCAATCTGAAAAAATACGATCAATCAATGCTGTGGGATGGGATGGTGTTAATTCAACTGTCGAACCTTTTAGACAAGATAAGAATGAGCAAAGAGATTTAGACACTTGCTTTGCTCAATGTTTTCAAACTGAATCTGGGAAGAGAGTTTTAGAGTATTTTGAAAAAATTACTATTGACCAGCCAGCTTGGATACCTTCGGCTGATCCTAGTTATGGATATGCTAGAGAAGGACAAAATTCAATTATAAGAGAAATTAAGCAAAGGATAAGGAGAACCTATGGCTGAAGCAGAGCAACAAGCAGAGCAGACTAATCAACCACCTCAAGGATTAATGGCAACAGTAGAGGTTGAAAATGAAACAAAACAAGATCCAGAGAGTATTAATCAAGATAATATTTCGCATACTGAAAGTTCTGAAGTTAAGGAAAAGATTGCAGAAAGACCAGAGTACATTCCAGAGAAATTTTGGGATACCAAAACAGGCAAGCTTAGAGAAGAAGAAACCTTTAAATCGTATTCGGAACTCCAAAAAGCCTTTTCGCAAAGCAAACACAAAGTCCCAGAAAACTATGATACAGAAATTTTAACATCAAAAGGTTTTGATTTAGAAGATCCTATGGTTAAAACTTATCTAGGTTGGGCAAAAGATAATGGTGTTAATCAAAAAGGCTTTGAAGATTTAGCTGGTCAAATAATTGGTTTATCTGGTCAAACTAAAGAAAATTTTGAATTTGAAGAAAAAGCAGAATTAGAAAAGCTGGGAAATAATGCAGAAGCTATTATTAGATCAAATAAACAATGGGCAAATGGATTATTAGCTAAAGGTCAATTAACTGAAGAAGAACGATCTGAAATAGATGTTTTAGGTTTTACTGCATCTGGTCAAAGAGCTATTCAAAAGTTAAGAGCTATGATGGGAGATACAAGGCAAATCCCTACAACTGAAACTGCATCAGTACAAGAAACTGATCAAGAGTTTGAAATTCGTATGTCTAGCTTAATGGGAGATCCTAGATATGGGAATGATCCAGCCTTTACTCACAATATTGAAAAGGAATATGAAAAGAGATTTCCAGCTTCAAGATCTGGTTAATCTCTATAAGTACCTTTTACTCTTTACAAGGCACAGCTTGTAATGTAAAAATTAAAGTAATCTACAACCTATATTCTATAGGCAGATTTGGTTTATGAGAAATCATACGTTGCAGAACGTAATCTGTAGCCAAAGGCTGGATTTATCCAACAACCTAGATGGTGTTCATTTTTTAACTTAACAGGAGTTGATTATGTCAACAGGACTATCTACAGCTTTTGTGCAATTATTCGATGCAGAGGTCAAGCAAGCCTATCAAGGTACAGCTCAACTGCAAGGAGTATGTCGTATGAGAACTGGTGTTGAGGGAAACACAGTAAACTTTCCCACAGTCGGTAAAGGATCTGCGATTGTTCGCACTCCAGCAACCGATATCGTGCCTTTAAATACTAGTTTTGGAACTGTCGCTTGTTCTTTAACAGATTATGTAGCTGGCGAATATTCAGATATATTTAATCAGCAAAAGGTAAATTTTTCAGAAAGAGCAGAGCTTGCACAAGTAGTTGGATCGGCTATCGGTAGAAGGCAAGACCAAATCATCCTAGATGCATTACTATCTGCTTCTGCTGGTTCTTCAGTCGCTAATACTGTAGTTACAACAGGTTCGGCAACTGCTTCTGGACTTTCGGTTGGAAAAATCATACAGGCATCTGAAAAGCTGAACATTAAAAATGTACCAGCAACAGATAGACATATGGTTATTCATGCTTCTGGTCTAGCTTCATTGCTTGCTGATGAAAGAGCAGTAAGTGCTGATTATGCTTCTTTAAAAGCCTTGTCACAAGGTAATGGGGAAATTGGTCAATTTATGGGATTTACTATCCATGTTCTCGGAGATCGAGATGAAGGTGGTTTAACCAAAGATGGATCAAATGATCGTACAAACTTTGCTTTTCATAAGTCTGCTGTGGGTTGTGCTGTCGGTATAGCTCCAAAGACTGAAATTAATTATATCCCAGAAAAAACTTCATTCTTAATTACTGCGATGCTCTCTATGGGTGCTGTGGCAATTGATGCTGATGGTATTTGTGATATTATAACAAGGGAGGCTTAATCATGGCTTTTGCAAGAGCTGGATGGAATCCAATTGGTGGACAATCTAAAAGAGGATCTGCTCCCCAAATTTTCGCTTATGCTACTGAAGATACAATAGCCACAGCTAATACTGCTGGTTATTTTAATTCAGTTTCAGATGAGGTTGCTGTTGGAGATCTTATCTTCGTCAACAGTTCCACAGGTGGAACTTATGTAGCTACATTAGTTTATGTTTTAACCAATGCTTCTGGTGTTGTTGATGTAAACGATGGAACTACTTTAGCGAATACAGATGGCGATTAATCTGTAATTAAAACAATTAGTTAGAAGCATATATTAATTTGTGCTTCTAACAATTAAATTTGGAGTGATAGATGGCATCTGGAGATACAGAAGTAAGAATTTGTAACAAAGCTCTTTTGCTTCTAGGTGCTGAAAGCATAAGTTCTTTTACCGATGGATCTACTGCTGGAAATGCTTGCTCATTAATTTATCCAGATGTTAAAGCTACAACTCTAGGGATGTATGCTTGGTCATTTACGATAGGTAAAAAAGAATTAAATAGAGATGTAGAAACTCCAAATTCTGAATGGTCTTATCAATTCACTATGCCTAATGATATGCTTACTGGAGTTCCAAGAGCTGTTAGAGCAAGTTCAAATGCTGGAAGTCCAACTATTACAAATTGGGAAATAGGAACTACTCTAGGTGGTTACACAGCCTTATTAACTAATCAGACAACAATATTTATAGATTATCAAAGATCAGTTCAAGAAGGAAATATGCCTTCTTATTTTACACAATTATTAACTTATCAACTGGCTTGGCATTTAGCAGAAGTGATGACAGATCAAACAGCTAAATCTGAATACTGGAGAGGTGTAGCATTAGGAATACAAGTTGAAGGATATCGTGGTGGCTTTTTTAGACAGGCTGTAAATATTGATAGTGCTGGTCAAACTCCTTCTGTGATACAGGACTATTTATTAACTGATGTGAGATAAGATGAGTAGATTACAACAATATCAATCTAACTTTTCATTAGGAGCAATAGATCCCCTACTACGAGGTCGTATAGATTTACAACAATATTATTCAGCTTTAGAAAC